CAATGATATCCTTAGCCTGTTCGATGTCCTGGGACATATATCGTCCATCCACAAAAACCCACTCTTTTCCTTCCATAATGCCTCTGACAAAGGCATCTTTAGCACTAGGATCTGCCACAATATCGGCTGCTGTAGCCAATTGGAAGTCATCCTGGACAAGATAGATCCCATCGGCACCCTGGATAACCGTACCCAGTCCACGAGTGGAGACGCCAATTTTGGCTTGTTCATCCAATAAAGACTGTACGATCTTTCCGTAGGGGGTATCCAAAATCTTGGCTTTGCCGTAGAAGTCGTGTCCATCCGCATGAAGTTCCTTTATCATGTGGCTGGTGCGTTCCAGGTTAATCGCTGGCGTATCAGGATGTCCTAATTCACCAAAGGCGCGGTTCTCCATGATGTATTCGGCATGATATCGCTTGGCTTCGCGGTTGAGAGATTCAAAGCAATAGCGTCTGCGGTTCTTGTTGGTCTGCTCCGACTGCATGAAAATTCCTTCAATAAAGTAGGATTTCTTACCAGTCTTATCGTCGGCTTCCGTGAGCACCTTGACATCTTGGGTCATTTCTTTTATTAACTTCACTTTATTTCTCCTTACAGCGACTGAGTTTCGACGTTGTAGTTGGCGTCTTTTCTCACGACCATTTCAACAACCCCAGCGGTTGTCATGTTTAGGGTAATGTTACCTGTAGCGGTATTTGATGCTGCAAAATTGTGGTCATCACCGGCCCAATGGTCCGTGCCATAAAACGTACCCAAAAGATTTGCTACCCCGCCAACATTCTGGCGCGTAACAGTCAAGACGCCTGTGGATGGATGTAGAGACCATCGCATCGAAGAAATCGTAGCCGAATAGACATTCTCGGTATTTGTGTTAGCCGATAGCTGAGATAAGTTAATCGTTACTGCACCAGTTTCGGTGAGGCGAATAACAGACTTTCCTCTAATTCTGTTGTTGATATCTGGCATGGATGCTCCTTATTTAATTCCGTAGGACTTTCGTTTTCTCATACTCAACTTGCGCTTGCGAATCGTGGACTGCATATGAGACTTTCTTCTACGTGCGGCTTTACGTTGTGTGATCCTCATATGAATGCGTCTGGCGACAGGAATTCGGGAAATCTTGCCGTTCCTCACGGTGAATCCCTTGACTGCCGATTTGCGAACATTTCTCTGTAACTTCCCTTTTCGAATTCTGCGACGAATCAAGATCGTGCGACCCTGCCTCATGCGGTTTGCTTCAGCCAAGCCCACAGGAGCCTTTCCGAACATCACTTCCCCCATGACTCGACGGAGTACAGTTAATTTCTGTTCCGCTATTTTACTCAGAGCCAGGGCGACAATGGGTCCCGCTTCCGCAAAACGACCCTCTGCGATGAGGGCAATCGGGTTCATTACTTGACCTGTTTCCATCCGAGATCTACCATCTTATGAAACATCGGCTTTGACTTCTTCATGGCCGTGCCAAATTTTTCCTGATTGGTTGGATTCAGGGCATCATGGACCGTTAAGAGCATATGTGCTGTCACATGATCCACATGGGTCTTCGTCCCATCATCATGACTTACATGCGTCATGGAATGTGTGTCTCTGATTTTGCGAAGGGTATCAATTGGATTCGCATTAGTGGCTTCATTGATATTTCCGTGTGCAGGATTTACTTTACCCGCCTTTTTTCCTGTTGTTGCTTCATAAGCCGCACCCGAAAAGGTATGACGCGAACCACGAACATCTTTTTCAAAATCTTTTTGTGCATTTCCAGTAAGCTGAGAATGATATCTCAATACCGCATGAGCGGTCTCAGGCTGCACATTCATCGTCTTGGTACCGTTGTCATGATCGATGTTTCGCGCAATTTTTGAGGTCCTAATATAGTGTAACCGGTCCATGATATCTTCATTGAGTTGTTCGGCTTCTTCTAATTTCTCTGTTGCTCGCAAAATTCCAGATGTGCGCTTGTGGCTTTTCTTGTCTAGTTCATCTCCATGCTTAGGATTCTTCATCATCCCACGAGCCATTTCTGCCTTTGCTGTCAAGAAATCTTTATTTTTTGTAGCACTCCTCACATATCGGAGCATGGTATCTTTGCTGAGTTCATCGATCTGTTCGGTTTCTTCCCTGTGGAAATGTGACTCAAATGGTGTTGGGTTCGAATCGGTATATTTCTTGGCTGCAACTTCTGGTGCTGTACCTTGGCTATGGTGAAAATGAGCATCATTCCAATTAATTTTCCCAGAATGTGCTGGATTGGTCTTGACTACGTGTTTCTCAAAGTTGGCCATCCATGATGATTTTTGTGCGGCTTTGCCAGCACGAGAAGTTGAGTGAGACAAATATTCATCGTCTTCCATCAACTCTTGGGCTTCCTTCAATGACACTGGTGTAATCACCGAATCATCAGCATCACCACCATACGGAATGCTAAAATACTGATTGAGTCGTTCATTATAGTAGAGCGCCACCATGACGTGGTTTGGGAATTGGCGTACAGTCTTTCTACGCAAAATCAAAATATTCGGGGGCATGGAATTGTGTGAGACATCCACATGCTCGTTTAATTCTGTGCGAAGTTTAGAAAAATCTTTCATTAACTTAGGCTCCTGCAACAAACTTTTCTGGACGCGATGACCGATCTTTGGAGAATTTCTTGTAGGAAAATTTACCACCCTTCGTGAGGTAGGCATTCTTCTTCCCACTCTTCTCAAACTCTTTCTTCTTCTCTTCTAATTGTTCGGCTTCTTCAGCAAGAGTGGCATTCGCAGCGGCGTAGAAACGCTTACTGTCGAATCGTGGATTGCTCGCCTTAAAAATACCCGCGTGATGAGCGGCAAGTTCCTGGCGCTTCTTCGCATCTGGGTGAGCCTTAATGACATCAGCAACCTGTTGGAAATCTTTACGTGTCTGCATTTCATCCAATTGCTCAGATTCTTCTAACTTATCTGTGGCCTGTCTCACTCCGTGCATTCTTTGAGCAGCCTTGCGATCATATTCTTGGCCTTTTTTATACCACTCATCTGATTTGTGTGGGTTAGACTGCTTTGCGTTATAACCCTTCGATGCCATAAATGCACCCAACCCACTATTCGTCCCCACGTCTTTGGCAGACTTTTTCACATAACTCTTCAATGTATCCTTACTGAGTTCAACCAACTGTTCGGTCTCTTCTGCCAACGCATCAGCACTAGGGGCGAACAACGACTGAGCGATGGTCTGCTTGTGACTCTGCATGGCATCCAAAACACGAGCACCCAACAGGTCATGAACAATAGGCGAAGCTTCGGCATATTGGTCATTCGCCACGAGGGTAATAACATCGGCAATGGCGGAAAAATTGTCGTTCATCTTCAGGTTCCTTCCTATGTATGACTATCTGTGCTATTTATGCAATCTGCTATCGTCGCTTGCCCAAAAATGCCTTATTCACTTCACTGTCTAGTCCTGGGGTTTGTGACTCCCTATTCATCTCGGTATTATCAATGGTATTGTCTTGGGGAGGTGGGGCCAACCCACCACCTGGCTGTCCACCCGCTCCAGGTTGTCCACCAGCCCCAGGCGGTCCACCCATTCCAGGCTGTTCCATTCCTGGTGGAGGAGGCAGTGGCAATTCACCCCGTTTGGTTTCTTCTTCAATCTCATCGGCCATGGTCTTGATATCTTCATCACTCAAATGTAAGACGTGACGCTTCACCCAGACATTGGAGTAATACATCCCGATATAAGGCTGGATCTGTATGAGAAGGGTGACCCGTTCGCGGAGTAATTCCGCATCGCGCATTTCTGCAAAATTGTTGTCATTTTTGAAATCATAGGAGATATCTTCACGGAACGTCGCCCACTCTTCCAATGAACAAACACCCGTGAGTACCATTTGCTGTTTGAGGGCTTCGTCGAAGAGGCGTGAGAATTTATTGCGAAGACGATGAATAAATTTATTAAATTTGACTTCATCGCGGGTGATTTCAGCTACGCGGCCCAGACCGACCATTCCACCACCAGCTTGCATGGCGTCAAGCCGACCAATTGGGACGTTCAACGACTTATAGAGCTTCTTCTGGAAGTATTCCACATCTTCCATATGCCCAAGGTTTTCTCCTCCTGGCAATGTAGTGATTTCAGTTCCCTTCGATCCTTCACGACGAGGAAGCCAGAAGTCTTCTAACATTGAGAGATGCTTACGCTCATCGCGCAATTCTCCCGTGTTAGCATCATAGACCAACTTGTTGCGATACTTGGTCATGATGTCTTTGAGGTATTGTTCTGCCTTGAGTTTTGGAAGTGTGCCCACGTCAATGTAGAATATGCGACGTTCTGGAGCACGGGACAATCGATAGATGACAATCGCATCTTCCAACATACGCAATTGGTTCAGCGGCTTAATCGCTTTGTGCAACCAGCCAATGACCATCGTAGATTTAGCATCGAGGAGACCAGAAGGCACGAATACGATGGAATCAGTAGCAATGCGGGTACCCTGGTTTACAGAAGCGGTGTAGGATTGTGCGGTGAGTCCACGATCATTATAGATGTAGTATTCTGAGGTGGCCTTAATAAATTCCACGCCAGTCTTCGGATCACGATCCTTGAGGATCTCGCGCACTTTACGAATCTTGCGTGGATCAATATAACGAAGTTCTAAAACGCCATCCTTTGGCTTGGACTTATCGATGACGACTTGAAAATATAAACGACCATCCACATACCATCGCTTGAACAGGTCCTCACCCAGGTCCTGAAACGAGAGCATACTTTTGACTTTATTGAATCCGTCTTGAATTTTCTTTTTGATTGCGGAGGGGACGTTGAGTTTGTCGAGGTTGATAGTGACGACTTCACCATCATCGTCTTGGGTCACGGCTTCGGTAATGATTTCTTCAATGGCTTCTGAACACTCAGGATGCAGGGACATTTCTCGGTAGCGAGTGATAAGTTCCAGTTCGTTGCGAACACTTCCCTCTAAGTCAACATACGTACCATAGTAGGCTCCTTGAGTTATTGTAATAGCTCCATCATCAATCTGATGTTGTGGAATAACTAAAGTCTGTTTATCAGGATTTTCTACTTTTGTTACATCAGGAGTTTTTCCTAATGAATACCCAAATAATGTCCAGGCCGTAAGTCACCAACTTTCTTATATAATAATGCGTGTCACTTGACCACACGAAAGATTCAATTCTCTCGCCGCATCAGCAATAGAACCAAAATTCCCTCTGGAAGTCTTGATTGCTCTTGCATTGTTATTTTTGCTTCCTGTCTGATTTACATGAGGTCTTGGGCCCCTCAATGCTGCTCTGTGTGCTTCTGTTTTTGGTACACCCTTGAGTTTCCTACTTACGACATCCCAAGATTTTTCTCGCATCATCTTATGAGTCTCAGGGTTCTTGTATCTTTCTAAATTTCGTTCGCGGTTCTCGATTCGTCGTTGTGGGTGCCTATTCAAGTTCCCCGATCTTCGTCCCGCTTCCCTTTGGGCTTCTTTCTTTGCTTCACTCATTGTCATTTGACCAGAAAGTGTTTGGGCAGCAACCCAGTCATATTTATTCGCTGTTATTTCAAAGAGAAATAGGTGGGCTTGAGCGTGTTGCGCGAGAGTTAGTAGAACTCTATTGTCCGACGCATTGAAGTCATTGTCGCGTCTATCCGCGAGTGGATTTATTCGCAACCGCCACTCATGCAACGGTATAATATGATGCCAGGGCATAATCTCTCCATAATAAAAACGGGGGGCCCGAAGGCTCCCCCATCCCCTTAAACGATAACGGTATTATTTTTTGATGTGGAAGTCCAGTATTGATAGGCCATCGTCACAGAAAATTCTTCGATGGTGTCGTTGCTGCCCCAGTCCACGTCAATTTGGCTCACATCCACAGGGAAGATTCCTTCAAACACATAGGTCTTGAGGATTTCACCAGTCTTGGAATATTGATTAACCAAGGCCTGTGTGGAATATCCGAGAGCATTGCCAGCCCATTTGTCGCTGACATTAGTAACTGCGCGGTTCATACCATTCATCCACATTTCAAAGGCATTGCGTATAGCAAAATCTTCATCATTAAGAATGGATAACGTCCACTCTGGATACGTCTTGTTGCCCTTGAGCTTGGATTCGCGGCCAAAGTAATACACAGGTACCACTCCCTGAACTGATCCAGGCAAACTTGCCGTTTTGCACATAAATGAAAGTTTTCTATTCGCAGCCCCTGGATTCACGAACGTGGGGAATACCATTTGGACTTCGAAAAGATTTGGACGAGCGCCATCGCCCTGCATTTGTGCCCGAAATTCTCCAGCATTGAAAGCCATTGTCTATCTCCTCTATTCTTATTTAGATAACAGTTTTAGAACTTACCCACCACTTCATCGAAGGACACTCCGCTTCGCACTGCAACGAAGTTCAACTGGATGAAGTTAATCGAGCGAGCAGGCTTGATATAGATATCGCCCACAAACTGATTCGCATCCACCACCGTTGGGGTGTTGTTCGTGCCATCGCAAACCACTCGGTAATCACTGATACCACGACGACCCTGCACATCACGAAGGAATGGGTTGACCATGGAATTGAACTGGGCCTGAGTAAATTCATCGTTGAATTCAAACAAGCTGAACTTGGCTGCGCGAGCAATCGACTTTTCTAATACGATGAAGAGTCGGCGGACATTGATTCGATCAAAGGCACTAGGCTTGCTCAAGAGGGTCTTGTCGCCATAGAGAATCGTGCCATCTCCTGAGAATGTAACCACAGGATTAACACCATTCTTATATAACGTGTCGCGTTCAGCTTGGCTAGCATTCCATGCAAGCTTAATGACATTCTTGATCTGGCCACGGTTATAACCCGCTGGCGAATACCATGGATCGCGTGTCGTATCGGTACGGACGCATAGTCCTGCGATATCACCATTTAATGGGAGATAACGGTAGGTATCGTTGTACTTGTCATACTGATACTTCCAGTTATTATCCATGAAGGCATAGCTGGAAGATGGGAGTGTGTTGCGATATGCGACGATTGAGGTTGCTTCATTTCCAACATTGTCCACGACGCTGGCTCGGTTTGGTGTGACGAAGGCCACGCAATCTCTACGCACTTCTGCGATGCTGCTGATGATATAATTTACAACCGTTGCGTCTGCTTCTCCGGTTACGATAAGAGATACATCAACCACGTCGCCATTGACATACAATCCCCAACTACGGATAAGGTCTCCATCAGTAACTGTCATGTCCGATCCACCTGAAAGGGTGAAGCGTTGTGCAACAGTCACATCCGTGAAAGTCGTTCCCAAGGCTGTGTTGCCCCAGTTCGTGCCAAGAGGATCATGTTTTCCCCAGTAAATCGTTCGGGACTTGTTGAAGATGCTGGTTGGGTAGTAAATCGAAGATCCATCGCTGCTCTTA